CAGGATCACTTACGTTAATTAGTGCTGTGCTTGTGAAGTCTACCGTGCCGTTCACGATGAGATCGTTTAAGGTAGTTGTGCCTGTGGCAGCGGTGACGTTACCTGTTAGGTCACCTGTTACATCTCCAGTTACATCACCCGTAAGATTTCCTGAGACATTGCCCGTTACATTACCCGTAAGCGCACCACTGAAGCCTGTGTTTGCTGTAATGAGCGTACCTGTTATAGCCTGTGCAGTTGTACCACCAATAACTGAACCATCAATAGTACCGCCATTAATGTCAGCAGTTGCCAAAGTGGCTTGTCCAGATGTCGATACAGTTGTAAAGCTACCAGCAGCAGCACTAGAAGCACCAATAATAGCGCCATCTATAGCACCTCCGTTGATGTCTACAGTAGCGTGTGTAGAGTTACCTGTAGTAGTAAGACTACCAGCAGACATAGCACCTGTGAAGGTAGACGTACCTGTTACAGCAAAAGTACCACCTACAGATGCATTACCTGTAGTGTCCATTGTAGTAAAGTCTGCAGCGGCAGGAGTAGTGCCACCTATTACTGCACCATCAATAGTACCACCAAGTACAGTAATAGAGCCAATCTCACCAATACCGTCAACGTAAAGGTTTTTAAACTTAAGCCCAGACGAACCCAGATCAATGTCGTTGTCCGTTACAGGAACAATAGCACCGTCTTGAATGCGTACTTGCTCTACTGCAGAACCACCTACCTCTGAGTAAAAACTGACACGATTGTTAGTTGTATCTACTACTACTTTGTTATTAGCATCAAGGTCTGCAATGAGTGGAACATACGTACCCTCAGCAGATGTACCGTCATGCTTGTGACCCGTGCTGTTATTAAAAGCATCACGAATAGCGTTAAACTCAGCGTTTACTGGTGCAGCTTTAATAACCGCATTAGCAATAATATCTGCTACTGACTGTCTAGTGTAACCTGCCATGTTATAACCTATCTCCTACTCCGAATGTCACCACGATGCCTTGGATACTGTGAGAGGCGTTAGTGTCATTGGTTACGTATTTAAATGATGCTGACATACCCGAACCTGAAATGTTAGTGCGCCGTACAGGAGCAGGGTTACCGTCAAAGATTGCTGTGCTGTTATACAAGGCTTCATTATAATATGCAGCTGCGCCTGTTGTTGTTAGTGTAAAGTTTGTAGGACGCAAAGTATCTACATCCTCGTAGTCGTAAAGAGCAGACATGATTAGTTCGTTATCACCCTCAGAACGTAAGTATGTAGCTACAGTGTAGAATACCTTACGTTGCTCTGGGTCTTGCATGTGAAAGAAGGGCGTCTGGAATACACTAAAGATAGCCTCACCATCAAATGAGTTGCCTTGTTCTTGGCGGTGTACTTTACCGTTGCTATCACCGTGTATTACAAACTCGTTCTGACCAATGTAACCACTAGTAGCGCAAGTAGTAAATACACCCAGCATCTGACCATACTCAAACTGCAAGCCGTTAGGTGTCTGTCTAAAGCCACCAATGATACCCTGACCATCAGCTGCACCAAGGAAGAAACGAAACTGTGTCTTTTGTCTGATAACTACAGCGTCTAACTTGTCTAGATCTACATCAAATACAACATCAGTAAAGATAGACTGGATGTCTTTAGAGACTGTCTCAAGGTTAACGTCACCGATCTTGTCAGTACCACTAATAGGACGTAGACCATCTTGAGAGAGGAACAGCAAGTCACCGCCAATCTCAATGATGCTATCTGTAGCCATACAACCCAGATCGTCAGTAACTTCCTCAACAACAAAGTCTGCAATGTTGTTACCTACAAGCTTACGTATGTTGTTAGTACCAAAGACATACAGCGTGTCACGGAAGGACTTGATAGCTATAATAGGGAAGCCTACGTTAATAACACCAGCGCCATCTGCAGGGTCAAAGTCAGTCTCGTTGTAGGGTGAAGAGAACCACAGGTTAGTAGCCTCGGTAGCATCACCTGCTAAGAATAAGTGGTTCTTAAATACATGAGATACTTTAGGTGCGCTGGGCGCATGGGTGCTAGTAATCTGGGTGTAAGTTGTACCGTCATATGTTGCAGCAGGATTCACACCGTCAGTAATAACTACCTTAGATGTACCCCAGTTGTAACGAGAGAAGCGTACCTTGGGATAAGTTGAGACATCAACAGATCCTGGCGTTGTAATAGTTACCCAAGCAGATGTAGAGTTATTCCAGTAGTAGAGATAGTTAGTACTTACTGTGTCGTACCGTGCAGCAATAATACCATCGTTGACACCATTAGCTACACAAACACCTAAGACATTATTAGAGCCAGGTACAGTACCATAGTCATTACTATAGCCGCTTATCTTACGATAGCCACCCGTAACAGCAGGCTCGTAGTTAATTAGCGAAACAGCCGAACCCGGCTGTGTCTCACCCTGTGATAACACATCACGACTGGTGTTTAGACCGCCTTGGCAGAAGACCTTAAAGGAGGCTAGATTATCCGCCATTAGTAACCGCCACTAAAAGAGGAAGTGCCGCCTCGTGACACTACAGTAGATCTAATCTCAATAGCATCATCCATCAGGACACGGCGCATAGACTTAATGCCATCCTCAAAGTTATTCTGGTGCATCGCTGCACTTTGTTCGTTACTACGGAAGCGCATCATAAACATCATAGCGCCATCAATGAGTACATGCTTAAAGCGGTCTGGGATAATTGCTACGTCATTGTACACCGTAAGGTCAGCAGGGAAAGACCAGTAGACGTACTCTATCTCGTATGCAGCGTTAGGCACAGGCGTAACACCAAAAGACTCACCGTAGGTCTGATATACTACAGAGGGAGCAGACTCACCATTTACTGTATCACCGCTATCGTCAGACGATCTATAGTTCTGAATGTAATCTTCGTAAGAGATAGCCTTCAAGCGCCGAGGTCCATTCTGCTCTGACTCCAGCTTCTTAATGTAGAACGTATCCCAGTCTACACTTGAGTAGTCAGCAGGGAAGGCGTATTGTCGTGTACCAACTGCTAACGTCTGTGTATAGGTAGTCTTGAGGAAGGGCCACTCTTGACCATTCTGTAGAATAAGTCTAATGCTACTATTAATTGCATCCTTAGCTAGAGCTTGAACATTACGCACAGTGTCAAAGCCATCACCTGCAGTATCAAGTGTGACTTCATTCATGCGTCTTAGTAATTCATTAACTAGCGATACGTAAGTAGCCATAGAGTTATCCTACCGTTAAGTGTGCCGAAGGGCCAGCCTCGTAAGAGACCAGCCCGACAGACTAAGTGATTTAGGCAGCGTTGTAACGTGCTGTGAGGAGTGCCTCTGGGCGCAGAATCTTGCGACCATAGAGGTGCATACCACGCACGATGTCAGCAAAGCTGTCTGGGTCACGGTAGTTCTCAACTTTGTTGATCTGCTCAGCAGAAGCAACAGCATCGTCCTGACCACCTACGATAACACCGTAGTTATCGTCTTGTGCAGTTACACTAGAAGTACCAGCACCAGTACCTTTAGCAGGCAATGCGTTGGACTGATATACACGGAAGCCGTGAATGTTGTTCAACACCAAGCCGTTTTGCAGACCTGAACCACCGAAGTCACCATTCAACATACGTGAATCTTCGTCTTTCAGCATCTCAATAAACACTGGATCAAGAACAACCCAACGTCCACGTGACTCTACATTTGCTTGGTCCATTTTACGAGCCATACGTGCAAGTACGGTCAATGGAGAAACAGTTGTAGCTGACAGGGCAGTTGCACCTGGCAAACGTGGAGCCAATGGTACGGAATCACCTGCAGTAGCTGAACCAGAGATGGTCAAGTTACCGAAGTCAGTTGCGTCCAAGTGGTTTGCAGTGATGTATTCACCAGTAGCTGTCAAAGCAGTTTGCTTGTCGCCAGCAGAAGTAGTGATGAAAGCACCTGCAGTTGTGTGACCTGAGAGGTACGACAGTACGTCTGTGTCCATAGCATCAGCCATCTTATAGGCAGCACGATCAGCAGCCAAAGAGGTGAAGTCTACGTTTGCAAACTGCTCTTCAATGTCATCCATTTTGAAAGCAAAGTAGTTAGCTTTGTCGATGGTGAGCGAGAAGTCAGAGTCATCAAGCTTCTCTACTGAGATACCTGTGTGACGCTGCAGAGCGTTGACGGTTACGTCTGGCTCTTTTTGAATGCGAACAGTGTCGCCTTGGTTTGCAATCTCACCGAAGTAAGAGTTGTTAGTGATTGCGTTAGTA